ATGAAGTGCGTAGTCAACGACTAATGCAATTCTTGCAAGTAGCAAGTAATCCTGCTCTTGCCCCTTACGCTAAGTTCCCTTACATCATTCGTGAGATTGCCAAGTCAATGGATTTAGATCCAGACAAGGTAACCAACAACATAGATGAAGCTACACGTCAGATGGTTCTATTGCAACAGAATCAACCTCCTGCACCTGCAGCACCAGCAGGGGGAGTACCCGGAGTACCCGGTGTTCAGGATATGACAGGTGGTGGCGGTGGCAATATCGGAGTGGGTGCAGCACCAGTACCCGGAGAGCAAGGCTTTAGTGGTAACATAACACCACAGGGTACACCTCCAGCTGCCCCTCCACCCGGAATGCAATAATACTCTATGGCACAAACAGACACTCAACCAGCTAAAGCCTTCTTATCTAAGTTAAAAGGTTTTGTATCTAATAACAATCAGTGGCAAGGTTTTGTTGAAGCTCTTGATTATGAGATTGAAATGCAGCGTACAAAGCTAGAGCAGTCGGTAGATCCCATTGAGATGTATCAAGCTCAGGGTGCCATCCATGCTCTTAGAAAATTAAAGTACTTAAGGGATCAAGTTAATGTTGAATAAGATAGAACCACAGCAAGTAACGCTGGATAGCTCTGAACCTATTGGACATCAGCAGTCTACTACCCCAGTAATTAAGATGCCTACTTTTCAGGCAGGTGGTGATGTGATTAGCAAAGAAGAAGCGGAGTTTCAAGCTGGAATTAAGAAGACTGGCTGGTACAAAGAATATGTTAAAGAGTATGGAGAAGCACCTGATTTAAATACTACTGAGTATGACTATCGAAAAGCATGGAAAGCAGGAGTAAGACCAGAGAGAGATCCCTACGATAACAACAAGTATCACTGGGGTTCTTCTGATCCAAAGACAGGGGAAATGCTGAAATCAAAAGATCATCCAACTGCATGGAAAGAAGAGTACATGCGTAAGACGGGTAAGAATCCTGATGAGGCTGGGGTAACTAAAGAACAAGCAGGTATGGCTAAAGGTGGACAAGTGATATCACAAACACAACGGATGCTTAAAGAAGGCGGCATGATGCAGGAGGGTGGTACAGTTGATCCCGTCAGCGGGAATGATGTACCTACAGGTGCAATGCAAGAAGAAGTAAGAGATGATATCCCTGCACAGTTAAGTGAAGGCGAGTTTGTATTCCCAGCTGACGTAGTACGCTTCATTGGGCTTGAGCGTTTAATGATGATGCGTCAAGCAGCTAAAGAAGGTCTTGGCAAGATGGAAGCCATGGGGCAGATGTCTAATGCTGACGAAGCTACGGAAGAAGATGATGGTGCATTTGAATCTCAGATCGATGAGATTATGGGTGAGATGGAAGGTGAAAGTGAAGAAAGGAAGATGGTCGTAGGCGGGGATGTAATGCCTATGGAGCAAGCTCCTGTAGAACAAGCTCCTACAACGGCTATGCAGCAGACACCTGAAGCTATTCCTACTGAAGCACCTGCCACTGAAGGACCGCCTACTCTAACACCAGAGCAGATGGCTACGATTCAAGATACGGCAAAGAGTTTGCAGAACAGGAAGATAAACCTAGATCAGACACTATTACATCCTCCTACTGAGGGTCTGACTCCTTCTAAAATTGTTGTTGATAGTTTAGCTATGGAAGGATACAAAGGAAAGCCAGAAGTATTCTTACGTTCACTATCTGCCCGTGCTGCTAAGAAGGAAGCTGCAATCGTTAGATTCTCTGACACTATCTTTGTTGGTATGCCAGTAGACGAGTCAACAATGGAAGTGCATCTGTTTACTAAGGATGATCCAAAGAAGTTACAAGACTCTATTAAAGCAGGGATACAGACATTACAAAATGTAGGCACTACACGTATTCAGACTACTACTACAAATGCTAACCTGCTAAGTATGCTAAAGAAATTACAGTATCCCATGTCTGTGCAAGAAGATAACGGTACGTTTAAATTGACTATGGAGATCGGCAAATGAGTGGCAGTAATATCTCAGTTGTATCTGACGTTTTTGAATTCGCAGAAAATACAGTATCTTCAGTAGGTGACTTCGCAGAAAATACAGTATCTTCAATAGGCGATTTTGTAGAGGATACAGCAGAGTCGGTAGGTGATGTTTTTGAAAGTTTTGATAAAGAGGTATTGCAACAAGTAGACATAGGCACAGTAGCCACTATAGGTGCTATTGCACTAGCTCCAGTAACGGGCGGTGCATCCTTAACATACATACCTTATATTACTGCAGCCAATACTGCCATTAAAGGTGGCAAGTTAGAAGATATAGCTTTGTCGTTTGCGGTGTCTTATGCAGCTAGTGCTGCTGCTCCGGGGGTATCGGAAGGTATTCTTGGTGCTACTGGAAGTGGAGCCGCAGCCGCAGTAGGTACTGGCGCAGTAGTAGGGGCAGGCACTTCTGGTGTTACGGCTGCTGTTCGAGGAGAAGATATTGGTGAAGCCGTCTTACGGGGCACTGTAGTTGGTGGTGTTGCGGGTGGTGTTGGGTATGGTGTAAATGAGGGCTACGATGCCTTTCGCAGTGAAATGGGTTATGGACAATCTGCACCTCCCCCTGTTCAGGCAGATGCAGACTTCTTAGCAGCACAGGCAGAATCTGCTAGGTCAGCAGGTGCGGGTGAAGAACAGATTGCACAGATATTAAAGCAAGAAGGAGTACAGTCTTTTGCTGCTGACGATGTAGCAAACCTGACCGCTAGGGGTGTTGGAGAAAAGGCAGTAGCTCAAAACATTGCAGGTTCATATCAGCCGGGAGAAATTTATACTCCACCTCCGATTACGGATAATGCATTAGAAAAGTCCGGCAAGAAGTTAGCCAAAGACGTTATTAGTGGCAGTATTCTAAATGATATTTATGGCAGTAGTACTCCTGAAGATCCAATGGCATTCCTCACTTTCCGTAGACGAGGAAAGACTCTGGGTACTGAGATGTTTGACGATGCAGCCGATACCAGTTTAAATCTAACTCAAGTTCAACCCGATAAGTTTGAACTACGTAAGTACGCTAACGCAGAAGGACAGAGTACTTTAATCTCTTTCAAAGATGACAAACCTCAACAGCCTATCCCTTCAGGCTATGAACCCGTAGAAACTATTGGTGCAGCTGAGGGTGGACTAATAAGTACAAACATGGTAAAATACAGTAAGAAACCACTACTGGCAAAACGTAAGCCAGACGTACAAAAGAAAGTAACTACCAGAAAGGGGCTGGCAGTTAGGAAAAAATAACTACCCCTTATTCATGGCTACCTAATACCCCAGTTAAACGCTGGCAACTGTTAGCCCCAACAAAAGAGGAAAAGATGGAACTCACACAAGTAGAAACACCTAAGAAAGCCGTGACTGGTTTTGCAACACGTAATGCAAACGAAGCCAGAATCAAACAAGAAGAAGAAGAACTTAAGACGCTGACTGAAAAAAACTCAGCACCCCCTAAAGATCCTGAAGACGAGGACATGGGTAGTGATGAGGGATTAAGTGCAGAAGAGAAGAGTTTTAAGAAGCGTTACGGTGATCTACGTAGGCATACTCAAAAGCAACAAGTTGAGATGCAGAAACAAATTGAGGATTTAAAGGCTTCCCTAGAACAGACAGCCAGTCAGCAGATTAAACTGCCTAAGTCTGAAGAGGAGCTAGAGCAGTGGTCACGGGAGTTCCCCGAGGTAGCTAAGATTGTTGAAACCATAGCTCTTAAGAAGGCAAAGGAACAAAGTGCTGTACTAGAGGAGCGATTCAAAGCCCTAGATCAGCGTGAAGCACAGACTGCCAAAGAGAAAGCTGAAGCAGACTTACTTCGCTTACACCCTGACTTTGATCAGATCCGTGAGCAAGATGAGTTCCATGACTGGGTAGAAGCACAGCCTAAGTGGGTCCAAAGTGCCCTGTATGAGAATGAGAATGATGCAGTATCTGCTGCTCGTGCTATTGATTTGTATAAGGCAGATAAGGGTATTACTGCCTCTAAGCGTACCCGTAAGTCGGATGATAAGGCAGCAGCTTCAGCTGTAGGCTCTTCCCGTAAAACAGGCTTTGATGCTTCATCTGAACAGGGCACTTTCCGTGAGTCAGAAGTAGAGCGTATGTCTACATCAGAGTACGAAAGAAACCAAGAGGCTATTGTAGCTGCTATTCAATCTGGTAAGTTTATCTACGATAAATCAGGTTCAGCACGATAAAGCTTGACAAATGCAGAAATAAGTTTATAACTGTAGTACAAAGGGATAGGTAAGCTTCGGCTTACTTACCCTTCTTAATCCGTCTTAAGATGCCGCTTTAGCTAAGCCAACCATCTACCATAGACAAAAACCACGTAGTACTAAGTAAACGCAAAGACAATACGGCATCAGACTACCCTACAGAGTTAGCCCGTATATCTTAGATAATCTAGAAGTCTAAGCTATACGCACCTAATAGAAGAGGCTCTGCTACTGAGTTAAGCGTAGTAGTAACTTTCATTCAATTTAGGAGAAATCTAAAATGGCATTCCCATCAGCAGCAGGTTACGGCAATTTACCTAATGGTAATTTTAGCCCAGTAATCTATTCCAAGCAAGTACAACTTGCATTCCGTAAAGCTTCAACAGTAGAAGCTATCACTAACAGCGATTACTTCGGTGAAATCGCTAACATGGGTGACTCTGTTAAGATCATCAAAGAGCCAGAAGTTTCAGTTCAGGCTTATGCTCGTGGCACACAGATCACAGCACAAGACCTCGATGACGAAGACTTCACTCTTGTTGTTGACCAAGCTAACTACTTCGCATTTAAGATTGACGATATCGAAGCAGCACATAGCCACGTTAACTTCATGAGCATGGCTTCTGATCGTGCAGCTTATCGCTTGCGTGACCAGTATGACCAAGACGTTTTGGGCTATCTCTCTGGTTTCAGCCAGTCTGCTAAGCACTCTAGCCCAGACACAGTTCGTACAACCTTTCCCGGCACAAAAGCTGTAAGTACTGCTGGTAGCGATGAGTTGTTGTCTTCCATGAAGTTAAGCCGTCCAAGCTTTGGTAACTTGACATCTGCTGGTTCTACTGGCGATTCGATTCCTTTAGCTGCTCGTCTGCCCGGTGCAACAGCACTGCCAACAACTGTAGTATCACCACTGCAAGTTATTGCTCGTATGGGTCGTTTGTTAGACCAGCAGCAAGTTGACACACAGGGTCGTTGGTTAGTTGTCGATCCAGTTTTCGTTGAGCTTTTAAAAGACGAAGACAGCCGACTCTTGAACGGTGACTTCGGTGGCTCTGGCTTGCAAAACGGTTTGATCCTCAACAACCTCCACGGTTTCCGTGTATTTGTTTCGAGCAATCTGCCTAAGGTTGGTACTGGTGCTGGTACTTCTGGTGCCTCAGCCCAATCTAGCAACTATGGTGTAGTTGTTGCTGGTCATGATTCTGCTGTTGCTTCTGCTCAGCAAATCACCAAGACTGAAAGCTATCGTGATCCAGACAGCTTTGCTGACATTGTACGTGGTATGCATTTGTATGGTCGCAAGATTCTTCGTCCAGAAGGTATTGTTGTTGCCCGTTACAACGCAGCTTAATTAATTTAAGGAGAAATAAAAATGGCAACAATTACAACCCTCGCAACAGGTGGAGCATCAGCAGGTCGTACCGCTGCTGCTGTACCGTATTTAGTAGAAAGATACATTGACTTTGCTGCTGCAGCTACTGCTAAAGGCTCTGCCTTGGCATCTGCTGACGTTATCGAGTGCATCACTGTACCAGTTAACACACTTATTTTAAATGCTGGTATTGAAATCACCAC